TCTATGTCGTTCAAAAAACAAAAAAGACTCTTGGTACGATTACTAAAATCAATGTCAAGAAAGCTGTTGTAGAACTTCCAGAAGGTTCTTACAGAGTTCCACTTTCAATGTTGGAGGTGGCGTAGTGAGTTGTCATTCAAATGAAATTCTTAAAGAGAGCATCTTAATGGGTGTTCTCGGTATGTCAGAAGAAGACATGATCGAAGAACTAGATGCAGCTTATGTTAAATCAAAAGGTCTAATTGACTATGATGATTTGGTTGATGAACTAGTAGAAAAAAGATATGAGGAGCACCCTCAACATTGAAAATATCACTTGATCAATTAGTTTCTGATCATAAAGAAATTTATACATTTATACTTGCTGAAGGTATTAAAGAAGAAAATCAATTCTTAACAGATGTATATAAACAACTTGTAAAGAAAAAAGAACTTAGTACTATACAACTGAATGCTATAAGAAATTCAATGTTGTATTATGAGAATAAAGACAAGTTAGAAAAACTTAGAATAGAGAATGGTGGTAACCCGGAAGGTAATTATGTCGGTAAAGAAAAACAAAGATATGATATGACTTTAAAATATATCTCCGGTAAACGTACTAGTCGAGGATTTTATATTCATAATTTTCTAGATAAACAGAATAACTCATTGATGTGTTTTTCTGATAACGAAAGAATTTATTTAGATCAAGAACATAAGTTAATAGGTGGTGATTGTTTCACCTGTAGAGCAACAGTCAATAGACATTCAGTTAATGATTTTGAACCTACTAAACAATTTAAACAAACAGTTTTAAACAGAATTAAGTACAACAAGTACTTAGGTAATAAAAGAGAAACAAATGGGTAATATAGAACTCGCAAAGAAATCGTTAAGTAAACGAATATTTTTCTTAAATCAAGCTCAAGAAAGAGCTCAGGATCCTACTATGAAACAATTATGGGAATCTAAAAAAGAAGAATTAATGAAACTTTATTTAGAACAGAGATAATATTTGTTATAAATATACATGTAAACGCCGAAAGGGTTTACATTTTTTTAACCTTGCTTAACTAAAGGAGGTCATAATGACTATAAATGAAGCAATCTGGAGAGATTTATCTCCATTCACAATCGGCTTTGATAATGTGTTTACACAATTAGATAGAGTTCGACAAATACCACAAACCAATTATCCACCTTACAATATTCGTAAAGGTTCTACAGAGGATACATTCTTAATTGAACTAGCAGTAGCTGGATTCGGTGAAGAAGATTTAACTATTACTGTTAAAGAAAATAATCTTACTGTAGACGGTGACATAGGTGATAAAGATGAAGGGTTTGTACACCAAGGAATCTCACAAAGAAAATTCTCTAGAAATTTTGTTCTAGCAGATGATGTTGTGGTTAAAGGTTCTGATCTTTCAAATGGTATTCTTACCATATACGCTGAAAGAATAGTTCCAGAAGAAAAGAAAGCTAGAACTATAGAGATTGGTAGTCTCAAAAAGTCAGATAAGAAGGTATTCTTATCCGAATAAATAATATTAATTCCTGGGGTGTTAAAAAACTTGACACCTCAGGATTTGGTAGTATAATAGTAGTATGTTTAGGAAATTAAAACTTTATATCATGAATTTTTTCAGAAAAAAAGAAACACCTGAACTTGAATATGTGAACCATACAGATCATTATCTCAGTTCACTAAATAATAATGAAAATAATCAGTCGGAGGAAAATAAATGTCGTGGTTAAAAAAATTCTGGTCAACTCTATCAAGTTATGAGTCAACTAGTAAAGCACCGTCAGGTGAAAGAGCAAGAGATGCTAAGGGTCGTTATGTAAAAGATGATTCTAGTACACCTAATGTTAATGAAGCTTATAAAGATGGGAAAACACCTGTCAAGAAAGTAACTAAAACAACAGCTAAAAGAGGTCGTGGTAGACCAAAGGGTTCTAAGAATAAAACTAAGTAATGGCAACATTATTTAGAAAAAATATCAATCAGACTAGAGGTTCAAAATCTAGTTCTATAGGAAATGGTGGTCGAGGTAGACGAGTCAAAATCTCTACTTCTACTATGAATAAAGATAAAAAACGAAGAACTAAGAAGTATCGTGGTCAAGGAAGATAATTCGATAAATACTCATTATCCACTCTTTGATGAAGGACTATATACAGAAGTTGTACATCAAAGTGGAGAACGAGCTATTAAAATTCTTTCAGGTAAATATAAAGATGTTATCTATCAATACGGACATGTTAATCTTGTCCCTAGAGAAGAAATAGAAACACCTACGATTGACTTCGAAAGAGCTGTTCGAGCATGTCCGGAAGAGTTGAGAGATACAATATCCGAAGACGAAACTTTTAATCAACTTATGAGTGAGATACTCGTAGAATTGTTAGCCAATCAAGGGCTAGAGGAACTAAACAATGGAATATAGTAAAGAATTTAGAGTAAGACTTAAAGAAGAAATAACAGCTGATGAGGGTCAAGTACTTGAAGTATATGAAGATCATCTAGGTTATCCAACTGTGGGTGTAGGTCATTTAATTCTAGAGAGTGATGAAGAGTATGGACAAGGTGTCGGTGCTAAAATTACTCAAACTAGATGTGATGAATTATTATTTCAAGACTTAAATATTGTTCTAAAAGAATGTGAAGACAGATTTCACAACAATTGGAGAGAATGGCCAGAAGAAGTCAAACTCATTATTGCCAACATGGCATTTAATCTCGGGTTAACTAGATTAGTTAAATTCAAGAAAATGTTTGAAGCACTTAACACCGGTGATTATACACAAGCATCTATAGAAGGTCTTGATAGTCGCTGGGCAAAACAAGTTTATAACAGAGCAAAAAGATTAATGAATCGTTTGCGTGATATAGACTCAACAAAAAACTAAATTATGAAAATAGATAAACAAATAAGAGAAGCACTCATATTAAAATATCAAGGTGAGATAGCGGCCGCTAAAGCTAATATCACAATCTACATGCATAACTCAGTTGGTATCGGAGAACATCCTGATATCATCGGAGCTATAGACGATCAACTTGTCATACTCACATCTGCAGAAGAAAAACTAAATGCAGTAGAAGATCACTTTGTACCTGAAAGAGTCATTTGACAAGAATCAATATACTACCCGTAGAAGAATTAACTGATCAACATTTGATGGCTGAGTATCGTGAGATATTCATGATCGGTTCTTCTCTTCAACGATCTCTCAAATCAGAGTATTGGGATCATAAAAGAATACCCAAAAAGTTTACATTGAATACGGGACATGTAATGTTCTTCTATGATAAAGGTAAATATCTTTATAAAAGATATGATGAGATCAAAGATGAACTTACAAAACGAAATTTTAAATTAGACAAATCTAGATTATTTAAAACAAAACAATTTCCGACAGATTATTATAATGATTGGAAACCAACAAAAGAAGACCAAGCGATAGTTTGGCAACGAATTGAAGAAAGGATACAACAGAAACCCGAATGGTATAGACATTATGGCGTTTCTATAGTATAATAGATATTATGCATTATTACACAAACATTAAAAGATACAAAGATTTCATTCTCGCAAGAGGTGTTAGAAACGGTGAGAAGTATATCAAGAGATTGAAATACGAACCGACTCTTTATATCCCAACAAATAAACAAACAGCTCACAAGTCAATTGCTGGTGAGTATTTACAATCAAAGAAATTCAAATCTCCGAGTGATGCAAGACATTGGAAGAAACAATATGAAAACACAGGTATTGATATTCATGGTCTTGAACAATGGGAGTACACATATCTTGCTGAAACATTTCCTTCTGATATTGATTTTGATATCAAAAATATAAACATACTTAACATTGATATTGAGTGTGAATGTGAGAATGGTTTTCCAGAACCGACAGAAGCAGAAGAACGAGTGAATGCGATAACACTAAAACTCTTTGGTCATAAAGAAACTCATGTGATCGGTACAGATAATTTTGATTACAAGAATGATGATCCGAATGTTATCTATTACAAAACAAGACACGAAAAAGAATTACTAACAACTTTCATGAAAGTATGGGACGAACTAGAACCAGATATCATTACAGGTTGGAATGTAGAAACATTTGATATCGCTTATCTAGTCAATCGTATTTGGAAACTATTTGATTGGGATACAGTTCGAAAACTATCACCTCACGAATTGATTACATCTAGAGAATGGTTATACATGGGTCAGAAGAAAATGATCTCTTACAATATAGCAGGTATCGCTATACTTGATTATCTAGAAATGTACAAAAAGTTTACATACATTACGAGAGAAACATATCGTTTGGATCACATTGCAGAAGTAGAATTGGGTAAGAAGAAAATTGATTACTCAGAGTTCGGTGCAATGCATCTGTTCTATAGAAATGATTATCAAAAGTTTCTTGATTATAATATTCGTGACACAGAACTTGTTGAACAACTAGACGATAAACTACAACTTATGGAGTTGGTTATCACTATGGCTTATCAGGCAAAGTGTAACTTCGAAGATGTATTCGGTTCAGTTCGATATTGGGATTTAATTATCTACAACTTCTTGAAGAAACGAGGTATGGTTCCACCACCGAAGAAGATGGCACAAGACTCTAGAATTGTCGGTGCTTATGTTAAAGAACCACAAGTCGGTCAACATAAGTGGGTCATGTCCTTTGACTTGAATAGTCTATATCCTCATTTGATTATGCAATACAATATGAGTCCTGATACATATCAGAAAAAGATATTCAATCAAGAGATCAATGTGAAGAAGTTACTAGAAGGTGAAGTTGATCTTAGTATGTTAACTAATACAACTGTAACTCCGAATGGTGCTTTGTTCAGAACAGACAAACAAGGGTTCTTACCAGAACTTCTAGAAGAAATGTATGATCAGAGAGTGTTGTTTAAGAACAAGATGATCGACAAACAGAAAGAACTAGAAACTATTGACAAGAGTGATACAATCAGAAGAAAAGAATGTGAGTATGAAATTGTTAAATACAATAACAATCAAATGGTCAGAAAAATATCACTTAACAGTTGTTATGGTGCTTTAGGTAATCAGTATTTCAGATATTTCAACAGAGAGATTGCAGAAGGTATTACTACATCAGGTCAGTTGAGTATCAAGTGGGTTGAGAGAGCTGTTAATGAGTTTCTAAACAAACTACTTGAGACTGATAATGACTATGTAGTTGCAATTGATACTGATTCAATCTATGTTACATTTGAACATTTAGTTGATAGAGTGAATCCAAAGAATCCAGTAGAATTTCTTGACACGATAGCTAAAGAAAAGATCGAACCAATGATCAATAGTTCGTATGAAGAACTTGCTTCTTATACAAACGCTTATCAAAACAAAATGGAAATGGGTCGAGAAGTGATTGCTGATAAAGGTATCTGGACAGCAAAGAAAAGATATATTCTCAATGTTCATGACTCAGAAGGTGTAAGATTCAAAACACCGAAACTAAAGATGATGGGTATCGAGACAGCAAAGTCTTCAACACCAATGTGGTGTAGAAAGAAACTTGAAGAAGGTATTCGTACATTGATGAATGGTACAGAGAATGATGTGTGGGATTTCATTACAAACTCAAGAAATGAATTTGGTAAACTCCCAATAGAAGAAGTTTCTTTTCCTCGTGGTGTGAGTGATATCAAGAAATATTACAACGCTGCTTCTATCTATAATAAGGGGACACCAATTCATGTCAGAGGATCACTACTCTATAATAATTATTTACATAAATACAATATAGACAAGAAATATCCTATAATACAGAATGGTGAAAAAGTGAAGTTTTGTTATATGAAACTTCCGAATATAATGAATGAGAATGTTATTTCATTTGTCTCAGCGTTACCTAAAGAGTTCGAACTTGAACCTTATATCGATTACGATTTACAGTTTCAGAAATCATTTGTTGAACCGTTGGGTGTAATATTAGATAAGATCGGGTGGACTACTGAACCAGTAAGTACACTTGAATCATTTTTTGGGTAATAATAGTTACCCATAGGGGTAATTATGTACGAATATAGAGTGAACATAGTCAAAGTTATAGACGGTGATACTGCAGATGTAGATATCGATTTAGGTTTTGGAGTTCAATTAAAAGATGAGAGAGTTAGAATTATGGGGATTGACACACCAGAATCTAGAACCTCAGACAAAATAGAAAAGGTATTTGGTAAAGCAGCTAAACAAGCTTTAATAGATATGTTAGGGGATACAGCAATTTTAAAAACACAAATTAATAAAGATGGTGAAGACATGAAAGGTAAGTTCGGAAGAATCCTTGGTGACTTTATTGTTGAACATAATGGTGAAGAAAAGAGTGTTGTTAATGCTTTGATAGAAGACGGTCATGCAGTTGACTATTACGGTGGTTCAAAAGAAGAAGTACAGGCTGCACACATGGTCAATCGTAAAAGATTAATTGATGAAGGTCTAGTAGAAATGTCTTATGAAGATGCCGGCTTGACCTCTGACGAATCAGTAGTATAATAGATATATGACTGAAATTCAATACATCTTTCTTACATTTCATTTAGTGACTTGGGTTGGGATTATATGTATTTTTGTTGAGATACAATCTTGGAAAAAAGAAATCAGACAACACATAGATTACGATAGTAGTCTAAGGGCTTTGAAGAAAGCTGAAATAAATAGAAAATAAATTATGGAGATAATATATAATGAGTTATTTGAAAAACTTAGTAAAAACAACAGGCAATGAGTTCGCTTCTATTGTAGAAGACGGAGTACAAGCAGCTGATGTCAGTGGATACATTGATACAGGATCGTACATCTTTAACGCTCTCTTGTCTGGTTCAATATATGATGGGTTACCTAATAATAAGATCACAGCATTAGCTGGTGAATCAGCTACAGGTAAAACATTCTTCGCACTTGGAATGTGTAAACAGTTCTTAGATGATAATCCTGATTCAGCGGTTATCTACTTCGAATCAGAAAGTGCAATCACAAAAGATATGATTGAGGAGAGAGGAATTGATTCTTCTAGAATCGTTATGGTTCCTGTAACAACAGTTCAGGAATTCAGAACTCAATCAATTAAAATTCTTGATCAATACATCAAAGACAAACCAACAATGAAAATGTGTTTTGTACTTGATTCACTTGGTATGTTATCGACAACAAAAGAGATTGAAGATACTGCATCTGGTGCTGAGACAAAAGATATGACTCGTGCTCAATTGGTTAAAGGTTGTTTTAGAGTACTAACTCTTAAATTAGGTAGAGCAGGAGTTCCGTTAATCGTAACAAATCATACTTATGATGAAATGGGATTGTTCGCAAAGAAAGTAATGGGTGGAGGTTCAGGTCTTAAGTACGCTGCTTCTTCAATCATTTTCTTATCTAAGAAGAAAGAGAAAGATGGTAAAGATGTTATCGGAAACATTGTTCATTGTAAGAATGAGAAATCAAGACTTACTATTGAAAACAAAATGGTTGATGTTATCTTGAGATATGACTCAGGATTAGATAGATACTACGGGTTACTAGATATAGCAGTCAAGTATGGTATATTCAAACAATCATCTACTAGAATTGAACTTCCAGATGGGACAACACAATTCGGTAAAACAATTAATAACAATCCTGAAAAGTATTTCACTAAAGATATACTTGATCAGATAAACGAAGCGACGAAGACAGAATTTTTATATGGCAACACGATTAGAACAGACGATACTCAAGAATCTGATACAGAATGAAGAATTTACTAGAAAGACTCTCCCTTACATAAAGTCAGAATTTTTTTCTGAAAGGGATGAAGAATTTCTATTTAAAGAAATACGAGAGTACTTCTTAAAGTATCAAACATCACCAACACCTGAAGCTCTTATCATTGATATTGATGAGAAGACTGATGTGGATCAACAATTAGTATCAGATGCAACGGTATTAATTCGAGAGATCAAAGAAGATAGAACTGAAACACCAGATGAATGGTTGATCGATTCAACAGAGAAATGGTGTAAAGATAGAGCAGTGTACAATGGAGTGATGAACTCTATTGAGATCATTCAAGACAAACAAGGTAACTCTGGAGAGATACCAGATATTCTAAGAGAAGCTCTATCTGTTTCTTTTGATCAGAATGTTGGTCATGATTTTATTGAAGATTGGAATGAACGATATGAGTTCATGCACAGAGTAGAAGAACGTGTACCTTTTGACTTAGACTTAATGAATAAGATAACAAAAGGTGGTCTTCCAAATAAGACATTGAATATTGTCATGGCAGGAACAGGTGTAGGTAAATCATTATTCATGTGTCATTGTGCATCGTCAGCTTTACTTCAAGGTAAGAATGTATTGTACATTACATTAGAAATGGCAGAAGAAAAGATCGCTGAAAGAATAGATGCAAATCTACTTGATATTTCATTAAATGAATTAACTAGTCTACCAAAGATGATGTATGAGAAAAAGATTACTAGAGTTAGAGAAAAGACTAAAGGTAAATTAATCATTAAAGAATATCCAACAGCAACAGCTCATAGTGGTCACTTTAGACATCTATTACAAGAATTAGATTTAAAGAGAGACTTCAAACCAGAAGTTATCTTTATTGATTACTTAAATATTTGTAGTTCATTCAGAGTTAGACCAGGTAGTAATGTAAACACTTATTCATATATTAAATCAATTGCAGAAGAACTAAGAGGTCTAGCAGTTGAGTTTAATGTACCAATTATGTCTGCAACACAAACTAACAGAACAGGATTTGTTTCTACTGATGTTGGACTAGAAGATACATCTGAATCATTCGGTTTACCAGCAACAGCAGACTTTATGTTTGCTTTGATATCTACAGAAGAAATGCAAGAACTAGATCAAGTAATGGTAAAACAGTTAAAGAATCGATATAATGATCCGGGATTTCATAAAAGATTCGTATTAGGTGTAGATAGATCAAAAATGAGACTATATGATTGTGAACAATCAGCACAGAATGAACTAGTTGATATAGGACCTGTAATGGACAATACAACAGCTGGTAAAAGAATATCTTCTGAAAACACAAAAGGTATGAATTTTGATTGACACCACGGGTACACTTTTGTTATACTATGTATATGATAATGAAAAAAGATATGAAAATTAGACAAATATTCTTAGACATGGACGGTGTTTTAGCAGATTTCGAGTCTAAAATAACAGAAATGTTAGGTGAAAAAGTGTGGAATGATGATGCAGGTCATGGAGTTTATGATGCTCATAAGAGAGAATTGACTGCTAAGCATATGTTTAGAAAAATGGATCCTTTAGTTGATGCATGGAAATTGACTG